TAAAAGTATTCAAAAACAAACACTTATGAATTGGGAGTGGATTATTATTGATGACTCACCAGATGATGAACATTTTCATTTTTTAAGACAAAAACTGTCGCATGATTGTCGCATTCGTATATATCGTAGAAGTGAAAATAGTGGTAGTATTGGAAACGTTAAAAATGAAGCTGTTTCTTTATGCAGAGGATTATATGTTTTAGAGATGGATCATGATGATGAAATATTACCTACAGTATTAGAAGATGCATCAATATTATTTTCAAAGGAAGATGATGTAGGATTTATTTACATGGATTTTATAAATATTTATGAAAATGGTGATAATTTTCGTTATGGTGATAATATTTGTAAAGGTTATGGATCATATTATTGCCAAAAATACAATGGAAAATGGGTATATGTATATAATACACCTAACATAAATAATATTACATTATCTCATCTAGTTTGTTGTCCAAATCACCCACGAATTTGGAGGCGAGAACTTCTCCTTAAAATTGGCAATTATTGTGAACACTTACCTATTTGTGATGATTATGAAATTCTTCTTAGAACAGCAGTAAATACAAAAATGGCAAAGATACCTAAGTTAGGTTATGTTCAATATATGAATAATTCCAATAATAATTTTTCACTAATTAGAAATGGAGAAATAAACCGAATTGGTCCACAATATATTAGTCCGATTTATTATGATACATATAAAATTGCTGATAAAATGGCTGAATTAGATGCATTTGAAATACCAACTTCTGAAGAAAGTAAACATAATATTAATATTTGGTTAAGAGATCCACAAAAATATACTCATAAATATTGTAATTTGTTAGTTAATATGGATTTTACAAGGCAAATTTGTATTATTGGCATAGATAGTTTAATTTTAAATTTGGAATATATACAGAATTTATATAATAACAGTGTTAAACATAATAACAGCGCTGAAAATAATGAAAAAATAGATTTTATTTTGTTAGATAATAAATGCCCAATCGAATATTTATGGAAGCAATTGGACAGTTATGGATTTAATAAAATGAAATGTTATTCACTGATAGATGTACAATATAATTTGTTAGTTAATTATTTTAGAACTACCTATTTGTCAACAGATAATTATGAAATAATAGGAGACGGCTATTTTCGACAAAGACCCAAATATAATACTCAATTTTCTAATAGAAGTCAAGTAATTAATATATTAACAAATCCTGATGATAAATATTTAGAAATTGGAGTTGAATATGGTCAGACATTTTTACATACACATTTTAAACCAGAAAATAAAACTGGTGTTGATCCAGATCCAAAATTTGCTATTATAAATCAGCCATTTAAGTTTGAAAAATGTACATCAGATGATTTTTTTAAGTCTATTATTACAGATAACCAAAATCTAGATAATAACTCTGATATTAAATATAATACAATTTTTATTGATGGAATGCATCAATCAGAGTATTTTTTAAGAGACTTTAATAATAGTGTTAAGGCTCTGGTAAATGGCGGTTCAATATTTATTGATGATATATTACCATTAACATATAATGAACAATTAAAAATACCAAGAAAATATTATTATGAAAATGGCATCTTAAAATATGGCGAAGAATGGACTGGTGATATTTGGAAAGTTGTATATCATATTTTTAAAAATTATGGAGACCATTTATTAAAAACAGAAATAAAATATTTTTATAATGCTAATTACAGAGGTGTTTTACATTTAAAACTGATAAATAGTTTTGAAATAAATCATACTGAACTAGATACTATCAATGATTATGATTATTTTAAGGATTTTCCAAAATATTTGGATTATTTAAATTGCTATAATTAGAATTAAATAATAAATTCACAAAAAAACAGTTAAATATATATATGTATATTTAACTATTTGATGAAACTAGTCATAACAGAAAAAGACAATGAAAAGGCTACAATCTGTTTAAATATGATTGTTAAAAATGAATCTCATATCATAAAACGCACACTAGAAATGTTGTGTGAAAAAATTCATTTTGACTATTGGGTTATTTGTGATACAGGATCAACAGATGGAACACAAGATATTATTAATAATTTCTTTACTCAAAGACAAATTCCAGGAGAATTGTATTCAGATATATGGACTGATTTTGCGCATAATAGAACACTGGCATTAGAAAGAGCTTTTGGCAAAACTGATTTGCTTTTAATATTTGACGCTGATGATGAAATTCATGGTACTATTTGTTTACCTCTTAATAAAAGTGATATAAAACATGATGAATATCATCTCAAATTTGGATCAGAGTTAGGAAGCAGTTATACACGTGTGTTGCTAATTAATAATAATAAGCGGTTCAAATACTTTTCTGTTATACATGAATTTATTAGCTGCTCAGAACCAAATTCACGCTCTACAGTTATTGAAGGTAACTATTATATTGTTTCAGGACGAAGTGGTAGTCGCAATAAAGATCCTGAAAAATACTTGAAAGATGCGCTTATTTTGGAGAGGGCACATACAGAAGCACTAGCAGCTAAAGATCCATTATTTCATCGCTATGCGTTTTATTGCGCAAATAGTTATAAAGACTATGGCAGATTTGAAGATGCTATTAAATGGTATAAAATTACATTGAAACAAGATAATTGGGCACAGGAAAAATATATTTCATGTCTATATTTATATGATTGCTACTGTAGTCTAGGACAAAAAGAGCATGGATTTTATTATTTAATTGAAGCATTTTCTTATGATATTGAACGTGTTGAATGTTTATATCCTTTGTTAGTTCATTATTGTTGTTCAGATAAAAATAATATTGCTTATAATTATTATTTAATTGTAAAAGATTTTTTTGAAAATAGATTTTTGTTAACAAATATGGATAATAAACTTTTCTATCAACAAGATAAGGCTAATTTTTTTGTTCCATATTACATGATATTAGTTGCCGACTCTAGTAAAAATAAGTCGCAAGATTTTGATTGTATTATAAAAATGTTTGAAATTATATTTATTAAAAAACAGAAACATATTGATACATGGTATATAAAAAATTTGCTATATAATTTACAATTTTTTGTAAAACATGTAAAGGAGACAAGTTATAAACATTTTATTGGATTAGCAAATGATTATATTCATTTTTTAAAAGACAATAATATTGCATTAGAAACATTTGATTTTCTTAAAACTTATAATAATTATGGTATTAATATAGATTATATATTTAAAAAATTAGAAAAAGTTACTAACAGAAATAATTGTATTTTTTCAAAATCTACATGTGAAACTAGTACTAATATTTTATTTTATGTTGGATTTTCAGATATACATTGGAATTATAGTTATTTGAAAAATAATGCAATTGGTGGATCAGAAAAGGCAGTAGCATATTTAACACGTTATCTTTCATCACAAATTAAAAACTTAACAAATAAAGATACAAATATATATGTAGTTGGTGATGTAAAAAATGAGATACTATCTGAGTTTAAAATTACTTATTTACATTTATCCTATTTACCCAAATTAATAGAGGAGATACCTTTTCATACTGTAATTTGTTCACGATATATTAGTTTTTTAGAAATGTATAGTAACTGTTCTTTTTACAATTTTTATATTTGGGCACACGATACAATGCTATTACCATATGGTTGTAATTTAAATTCAAATACTATATTAGAAAAATGGTCTGACTATATTAATGGCTGTATTTGTCAAACTAATTGGCACGCAAATGAATATGCATTAAAATATCCAATATTAAAAGACAAAATTATTATTATTAATAATGGAATTGATATATCTGTTTTTCCTTCATTTAAAAATACTATTACTGTAAAGAAAAATAATAAATTTATTTACTCATCACGAACTGAACGTGGACTAACAAGGCTTCTAGAATTGTGGCCACAAATTTTGTTAGTTATGCCTGATGCTGAACTAGTTATTTCGACATATAGTAATTTTCCTTTGAACAAAGAAGAAGAAGATATAAAAGCTATTATAGATAAATATCCAAGTATTAAACATCTTGGAAAACTTAATACAGATCAACTATATAGTGAAATGAGT